CAAATGTGTTTTGGTTCCATCCAATGATTCAAATGTGGTGCTTGGATACGTTCCAGGTCTATAACTTCTGGACGTTGGTTTAATAGTTGGAAAGGCTACAGAGCTAGTCATTCGTTTTCAGAAACAATGAAAATGGAAGCATCATTATTTAGACCCCAGTTCTGCATAACAGAAAGTTGTCCATTACTTTCAACAGGAGCATAGCTACCAGATACCTCTAATAAACCATCTTCTCCATAAGAAATCGTTTCGCATTTATAAATTTTATTTTCTGTTGTTGTGTTCTTAACAGTAAATAACGTACCAAAAAATGCTGATGATACATTCGTTGTGTTTAATGTTCCTTCTTTTACTTCAGTTGTTCCTGGCTTCCAATAGTAAACAGACAACGATCCAGATAAATCATCTTTACTTACAATATCTCCAGTTGGTGTAATTGCTCCATTCCTAAACCTACTGGTATGAGTAACTTCTGAGACAAGTTTAAAATAATCTCCAGGGGCTAAATTTTCTACATATTGAGGTGCAGTCTTAAATGTTAAACCATGATCAATTAAACGTCTTGATCTAATAGCAAAGAAAGCAAAATATTCTGCCTGTTGCCTTGAAGTACAGAAACCAGACAAATCAAATGTTTCTATAGGGTCAGAGTCAGAACCATGTGGATCGTTTTCTCTAATTAATAAAGATCTAGTTTCAGGGAAACCATTTTCTTTTTCATTTCTAAAAAGAACAGCAGCTTTAAAAGTTTGTCTTTCTTCTGGAGCTAAGAAACTAACTTGTAAATCATTAATATTGCCGTCAGTAAATAAAGCTTTTACTTCTGGTAATACTCGTTTATCAATCTCATTATCTCCATTAACAGGAACAGAAGGTTTAAGACTAAACTTACCTCCAATAATTGTAAAATCTAATAAACAATAACCAGCGTGTTCAAAGATAAAATCTCTTAAATTTAATTTAGATGAAATTGTTCCATCCCAAAAGAATTTATTCTTTTTACAATAATCAGCAGCATTAGCCATTGCTGGTCGATCAACAGAATTTGATCCAACAAGTCTTCCAGCTCCTATTTCTGAACTTGTTAATAAGGCATAAGTAATTTCTGGAAATAAATTAGAAGCTCCTGTGCCACTGGTATTTAATTTTTCTACTTTTACTCCTTGTTTAAAGTAAGCAGAAAACTGACTAAAGTTTGTCCACTCTTTTGAACTATTAATTCTTATACCAGCAAAAGCTAAATCACTATACTTAGCAGCTCCAATTTCATTACCGTTATTATCTGTCTTTGGTTTTAGTATTTCATTTACATATACAATTTCATGTTCGGGTTCGTTTCTATTACTATTTTCATCTCCTTCATATACGTTCCAATCAGCTAAAGCGTCAAATGGACTAAAGTTTTGGGCTGCTCTAGTAGTAATTGTAACTGCACCTACGTTTAATACTATTTGTATTCTTTGAGGTAAACCAACACCTGCTTGATCTGATTGACTAGGAATATAAACAACATCACCGTTGATGTAACCAGTGCCTAAGTTATTAGGATCTAATGACCAATTTGCTTTGTAGTAAAACGATCCAGATGTATATTCATATCTTTCAACAGTTAAATTAACTTTTAAACCAGTACCACTTCCTCCAATAAGACTTACAGAGCCACTAAAATGTTGTAAGGCAATGATAGTTGTAGTTGTTGTTATATATCGTTGTTCAGCAACCCAAAAAGTATGATCATCATTGTTTGGATGGAAATAAACATTAGGACTTAAAACAACATATCGACTACCACCAAATTCAAAATAAACATTAGGCCAATCACCT